GTGGCTAGTTGTGACAATTTGTTTTTTCGTATATTACATATCTAATAGGATATACAAGAGGGTTTAATTTGAATCAACAGACAGATGATGAGAGAGGAGATTTATAAAGTATGAAGTTTAATATACTTGATTTTATAGAACTTGAAATAGATTGGAAAGCAGTTGCCGCCATTGCGGTATGTGTACTTGGCTATGCAATCATAACAGTAATTTAGAAAGGAGACAAAGTATTGACAAAAATAATTAAGAGAGATGGTCGAAAAGTTGATTTTGACCGTAACAAAATTATAAAAGCGGTTCTTGCTGCTTTCGATGAGGTAGATGGTGAAATTACACCAGAAGCAAAAAGAAAAGCTACAGTAATTACAAATCATATCGAGTCATTAAATAAAAAATCTATGAATGTTGAAGATATTCAGGACATTATTGAAACAATGCTTATGGATGGCAAGCGCAAAGATGTTGCTAGAGCATTTGTGAGATATAGATATAAGAGAGAACTTGTTAGAGAAGCAAAAACAAATCTCGATAATGAAATTTTTGGATTAAAAGATGGTACGAGTGAAGAGGTTATCAATAATGCCAATAAAAATGGTAAACTGCTTCAAACATTAAAACCAATGATTGCAGATGTAACAATTATTGACCAGGCAAAAAGATATTATGTACCTGAAAGAATTATGAAACATCATCAGAAAGAAATTTACATTCATGATATGAATTACTTTGGAATTCCAATGCATAATTGTCAGCTTGTAAATTGGGAAGATTGTCTTGAAAATGGCATGGTAATTGGTAATGCACCTATTGAAAAGCCTAATACAATTACAGTAGCGGTTAATCTTCTCAGTCAGATTGCAGCGCATGTCTCCTCTAATTGTTATGGTGGTATTACATTTATCAATTTAACTAAAGGATTATGTCAATATGGAAGAGGAAGTCTTAATACGTGGAGAAAAATAGCCAAAGACTTTGAAGTACCAAATGCAGAAGATTTTGCATGGAAAATGTTAGAACGTGAAATTAGCAAGTCAATTAAAGGATTAGAGTATGAAATTTTAACCCTCACCAACAGCCGAGGCGAAATTCCATTCACAACATTTGAACTTGATTGTATTGATTTAGATGCTTCAAAAGAGGATCAGAAAATTCAGTATCTTATTCTTACAAATATGTTAAAAGTTCGTATTGATGGTCTTACAGGTGGTGTCACGCCAGTTTTCCCTAAATTATGTTTTGAATTAAAAGCAGGAAATAATCTTAATCCAGAAGATAAGTATTATGATATTTTCAAATTGGCTGTTAAATGCTCAAGTCTTAGATTATATCCAGACTATCTTATGCACGATAAGTTAGTTGAAGTAACAGGTGGATACAAAGCTCCTATGAGTTGTAGAAGTTTTATCCCTGAATTGCATGATAATAATGGTAATAGGATTGTAGGTGGCGGTTTTAATTTAGGTGTCTGCTCAGTAAATCTTGTACGCCTTGCAATTATGGCAGAACACTCAGAAGAAAAATTCTATGAATTATTAAAAGAATATCTTGATATGTGTAGAGATGCACTTATGATTCGTAGAGATATGATGAAAACAGTCAAAGCAAAGCAAGCACCAATTCTTTATCAATATGGAGCTATTGCGAGATTGAATCCAGAAGATACTATTGAATCATTACTATATAAGAATCGTTCAACTGTATCTATCGGATATGTTGGAGTACATAATGCACTAATGGCTTTATATGGAAAGTCTTATGATACAGATTCAGAAATGATTGATAAAGGTGTTCAGATGGTGCAGTTTATGAGAACTTATTGTGATGAGCTTAAAGCTGAAACAAATATAGGTTTTTCTCTTTACTCGACACCAGCAGAAACGTTGGCAACTAAGTTTTGTCGTTCAGATGTAGCTGATTTTGGAATTATCAAAGGAGTTAATGATAAGGGATATTATGAAAATTCTTTCCATTATCCGTCTAATGAAGATATTGTAGCATTTGATAAAGTGGATCTTGAATCAAATATGTCTAAACTTGCATCAGGTGGAGCTATCCAATATGTTGAATTTGGTAATATGGTTAATAATCCAGAAGCATTAGAAAAGATTATTAGATATGCATATGATAAGTGTCATTATTTTGGAGTAAACGTAAGTTCTGATAGATGTTTTAAATGTGGATATATTGGTGAAATGATTACTGTGGATGATAAAACAAATCATTTTAGATGTCCTCAGTGTGGTAACGAAGATAATTCACAAATGAGTGTTATCAGAAGACTTTGTGGTTATCTTGGAAGTTTATCAGAACGCCCTTCTGTTGATGGAAAAATGAAAGAAATGGCTCACAGAGTTAAGCATTTTAAAACAGGATGTGGAGAATAATGAATTACAGTGGAATATCAGAATGCGATGTTCTCAATGGCACTGGATTTAGGGTGGTATTATTTGTTAGCGGTTGTAGTCATAGATGCTACAACTGCCAAAACTCTAAAACTTGGGATAAGAATTTTGGACATCCATTCACAGAAAAAACAAAGCAATATATTTTTAATTGCTTAGATAAAGATTATATTGATGGAATTACTATTACAGGTGGCGATCCACTACATGAAAATAACCTTGATGAAATTCTCAAATTAGTCCAAGAACTTCGTATTTCCTTACCAACTAAAACTATCTGGTTGTATACAGGATATTCTTATTCAGAAATCTTTCGGGGACAATCATCATGTTTGTCTCAAGAAGGATTAAATAATTTTAAACGCAGAGAGATAATAAAACAATGTGATGTGCTCGTTGACGGAGAATATATAGATGAGCAGAGAGATTTGACTAAAAAATGGGCTGGAAGCTCAAATCAGTGCGTCATAGATATTCAGAAATCTCTCGCTCAGAATAAAATGATTTTGTACTGTGATTAAAAACGAAAAGAAAGGAGCGTATATGATTAAATTTTTAATAGGAATGTTTCTAGGGTTATGTATAGGAGTTGTAGCTGGTTTTATGATGTGTGCATTATGCAGCATTTCTAAAGATGAAGGAGATGATTTTGCAGAATGAGTAATTTTCTCATTAAGAAATATAAAGGTATATATACATTAAGAACTGATTTTGATAAGCAGTTAAATGATTTTAACCGCAAGCTCAATGGGAATTATGAGGATATTGATGTGTATATTAAGTGTGCGAGTAATGGACAAATTTTCTATTATGGTAATCGTGGGACTTTACAGTTCTATTGTCCATCACTGTCAAGAGGTCGAAACATTGTTAGAGAAATATATGCTAAATATATAAATCCTAGTAATGTAGAAATATCAATATCAGAAATACAAAAAGATGACAAGATTATAACTCGTAACACTTATAGAATTAAAGATATAGAATTATTTCAAAAAGATATAAGTAATACAGAGAATATAATATTTGAAATTGAAGAAACAGATCAAGAGGTTTTGTTTAAATTCAAATATCAGAATATTGACAAACTTATAGACCTTTTGAAACCATTGACTTCGGGATGTAATCGTTCACCTTTTTCAACAAAATATCTTCTAAAATCCAATTATAAAATACCAGATGAAGACTTAAAGAGGTATAAAGTTATAACCTCAAATTTACCTCAAAACAAGCTTATATCCTTAGTACATACATCACAAAGATTTTTAACAACACTGGCTACATCTCAGAAAAAGCAGGAAGAGATGAGAAGTGAAATGAAAAGACTTGGCATGAAACCAAAGGAATATTATCACTATATTCATAAGTGGGACGAGTATTTGGATTATTTAGAGAAGAACATATAAAGGAGATTAAATCATGGAAACAATAAAAATTAAATATTTTGATAAAGATATTGATAAACTTGAATATATCGGTGGTGATAAATCTAATTGGATAGACCTTCGTTCAGCCGAAACAGTACACCTGAAGAAAGGTGAATTTCATCTAATTCCACTCGGAGTTGGAATGAAATTACCAGATAGTTATGAGGCTCATGTGGTTCCCAGAAGTTCTACATATAAGAATTTTAAAGTAATACAGACAAATCACATGGGGATTATTGATAATTCATACTCAGGTGATACTGACCAGTGGATGATGCCTGTAATTGCAATGGAAGATACTACAGTCAATAAAAATGACCGCATTTGTCAGTTCAGAATTGAAAAGATTCAGCCAGAGATTATATTTGAGGAGGTAGAACATTTAGATGAGGTGAGTAGAGGTGGATTTGGAAGCAGTGGAAAACAGTAAATAAGGAGTGAGATAATTATCGAAGAAAAAGAACTTCTCAATCAAAAAGATTTGTACGATTATCTACCATTAGGTAAAACAACAATAC